CCATTAGACAACGTAGAAATGATTTTTTCAAAAATAAAAAGAAAAATAAATAAATGGAGAATAAAGGAATGTTTATTATTGGTACAATTATTTTTGTACTTTACATGGTAGGATATCTGACTATGATAACTAAGATGAATAAATTACAATCTAAAGAAAATAAAGTTGAAAAAAAAATAATAAAAAAAAATTATAGAAAATGAAAAATTACAAAAAAATACTCGCCATTTTTCTAGTCGCTATACTAATAATAGGTATTTTTATACCAAAAACAAAAACTCCTCATAGATACGTAAGACATGAAGTACATTCAGTTGAGGCTCAAAAGGATCTCGCTGCCCTTGACAAAGCCCTAAAGATTATGAAATCTAAGGATTGTTCTGATCCTTTAAGTTGGTACTATCAAGGAGCAATGCACTGGATTCCTGACACTATTACAAACAATGCATTTTGTGAATCATATCACAATGTTGATGACCTTAAGGATGCCTGGGATAATTGTACCCATTCTCCAAGCGGTAAGGAAAAACTTCACTTTTTGGTTTGGCACAGACTCTACATTTGGCACTTTGAAAAAATAGTTAGAAAGCTATCAGGCTACGATGAATTTACTTTACCGTACTGGGACTACTCCGGACCAAATCAGAATACTAAGACCTTGCAGGAAATGTTTAGAACACCAGGAACAGGTATGTACGAAGAATGCAGATACGATGCCCTTAATGCGGGTCAACCAATAAATGGTGAAATCGTAAGAGCTCTCGACCTAACCAATTTAATGCAAAAAACCGACTATCAATCATTTTGTAATCAAATAAATGTGGCTCCGCATGGTGCAATGCACGATTATATTGGAGCAGGAAATTATACTACTGATACTCTCAAGTTCAATAATCCAATCACTGGAACAATCACAAAAACTGGGCTTATGGGTTGGGTTCCGACCGCTGGTTTTGATCCCGTCTTTTGGACTCATCACTCTCAGATTGACAGAATTTGGCAACAATGGACAAATTCACCTAATGGTAAGATGGTAACAATTGAAGAACTTAAGGAGATTGAATGGCCGTACACCTTTTTTGACGAAAACGGAAAAAAGATCACCTATACTCCAGAACAGGTGATGGAAATCATTTATTCGATGGACTATGATTTTGACGACACTAAGGTTAAATCAAAACCGACTCCTCAAGTTATGAAATCTTTTCCTGAAACAGTCATTGCCTCAACATCTATACCGACTAGAGTGAACAATCAAATAACCGATGTGGTAACTCAGCTTCACTTGACAGGTAATCACCCAGCAAAGGTAAAGCTTGTACTAACCGTTTCTTACACAAAATTACCTCATGGAATCTATGAGGTGTACGTGAACAATAAAAAAGAATTTAGCCCAGCAGACGCGGAGTTTGCAGGCTTTATGAACTTCTTTGGAACAGACCATAAGATGTCAGGAAAAAGTTGTGTTAAAGGCTGTTGTACTCAGTTGACTAGCAAAGGTCGACCGACATTTATATTTGAATATGAAATTCCTTATTCAAAGATTAATAAGATTCAAATCTATAAACATAATGGAAGACACACAGGAGATCTAATCATTGAAAAAATAGAAATAAAGAAAAATAAATTATGAAACGATTTTTTAAATATTTAGCTTGGCTAGAGCAAGAACGAATCAACGCAATGATTCATAGCGGTCGAGGCTTTTATTGATATGAAACGATTTATACAAAAACTACTGCTATGGTGGAGTTTTAAAAAACCAAAAAAACAAGACAAATCCATATGGAATGTATAAACAACATTAATGAAAAAACCAGACAACATTACTGATAACCCAAACTTACTACCTTATGCTAGTAACGTTGGTGCTCCTGCTATAGTAGTGCAAGATATTAATCACTGGAAGCAACCTCGTGTTGCAAGTGTTAACAAGCAATTTCTATCTAAGTTTGAAGAACTTAAACAAGAATATCAAAAACTAATTGATGAGTATAGGTGGAATGATCTCGTATACAAGTCGAAATTTAATTTTGAGCCAATAATCAATGAAACGTACCATTTATATAGTAGAGATAACGGAGAATTGTTTTTATCCTTAATTGAGTCAAATAGATGGACACAAAACTACATAGCAAGTTTTAAGTACAATCACGATAATAAATGGTTAAAAGTTTAAAATGGAAGATATAAAAATAATACACCTCAAGAGTAATGCACAACGATTAGAGACGTGGATCGCAATGATTAACGGTGAGATTGTAGGACATATCTATATGGAGCGAGAAGAAACTCAGCGAATAAAATTTTTAGATGCTTGGGTGCATGAAGATCATCGTCGAAGAGGCATCTTTAGAATGTTATGGGATACTCGATGGAACTATGTTCAACAGAAGTTTAAAGGTTACTTGGTGTATGCCTGGTGCAAACCTGCAAGTTTACCTTTATTGATTGAAAAAGGTTTTGATCCAGGAGAAACTTGTACCTATGTTGAAAAAATTGTAGAATAAAAAAATTTTTTAAATTTTTATCTTGGTTAGAACAAAAAAGAATTAAAACAATAATTTATATAGGAATAAATTTTAATTAAAATGTTGTATAAATTTAGATACAGATTATTAAAATATATTTTGCAAATATTAAGACAAAAAATATATTAATTTATTTAAAAAACTTGGATATTTAAAATATATTTTGTATAATAAAATATTAAAATAAAAGTTATGACATTAAAAAAGAAAATTAAATTTAAATTCTTACTTGCCCTCCGCAAAATAGGAATACTTTGCAAACAACCCATCCAAAAAACAAAATTCATTAAAGTATCTAAAACCATTTACCCTAATGGTCTTACTCAAGATCACTATCGCATAACTCAAGTACCCTCAAACCCAGATTCATTTGGATCTGAATTACACGTTTATAATTTAATTAAAGAAAGTGTGAAACAATGAGAGTAATTTGTATAAATGATAAAAGACAACCTGAAGGAGGCGAACTTGTTGAAGGTAGAGAATATGAAGTAGAAAAAGAATTCATTAATAACTTTGATCAAAAAGTATTTGTTATAGCTGGAATTAACAACTATGGGATGACTAAAATGGGAATGCGATGGTATGGATATGATTCAAAACGCTTTGCAAGTGCAGATAGTGTATATGAAGAAGCAACAGAATACAATTACGCATTAAATTAATATGAAAAAAATAAAAATATCACACGAAGTACCATTTTGTCTACTTGAAAAAAGTAGAGAATTTAACGATTACGATTATTGTTTACCCCATTTAATGGATGAAAATGAAGAATATCGCAATTTCTTTTATGAATCAAAGAAAATGGGACGCTATATTGTAATGGACAATTCACTCCATGAACTTGGAGAAGCATATAATACAGAACGTTTACTCCATTGGATAAATGAAATTAAACCAAATGAATTTATTGTACCTGATGTATGGGAAGATCACCCAGCTTCAGTTGTAAATGCAAGACAATGGTCTAAAATTGAATTACCTAAAGGAGTAGAAAAAGTGGCGGTAGTTCAAGCAAAAGATTTACACGAAGCTATTTTATGTACTAGAACATATAAAGATTTAGGATATAAAAAAATAGCATACTCATATGGTGCGTCATATTATAATGATTTGTGTCCACACCCAAATAAAGACTTAGGTAAAGCAATAGGTAGATTTATGGCTATATCTACTCTATATAAAAATAAAACATTAACTGATTTTGATCGAGTGCATTTACTTGGAACATCAAATCCAATTGAATTTGGAATGTATAGTAATTTTAAATTTATAGAATCAATTGATACATCAAATCCTATTATGGCTGCAATTGGAGAAATGCCCTATACAAAAATGGGATTACATATGAAACCTATTGCTAATATGAATAAATATCAAGATATAAGTTTAGAATTTGTAAATGAAGATCTTGTAGAATACAATGTTGAAATGTTTAAAAAAATAAATAATTTATAGTATGGAATACCTATCACTTTATGATTACCTAAGAAAACCAGCAGGTGAAGAGTTAGGAAAAGAAGTAGCTATAGCAGCTACCCAAAACAAAATCTCAATTCAAACAAGAAAAGTTTCAAATCCAAAATATACAGGTATAGTAAATTTGTACCCAAAAGATTTTCTTGATTTCTATTTTAGAAAACCAGAATCTATCCATATGAAAGATTTACCTGGACAAATTAATTACGATATTGATGACGATTTACCTTTTTAATTATGGACAAATTAACAAAAGAAGAATTTGAAAAATACCGTGAACTTTGGAAATTAGAGTGGTATGATCATTGGAGATTCTTGGATATTGACTTTGAATCTTATATGTTAATGAGAGGATTAACCAAAGAACAATATAAAAAATTAAATAACGACGAACTATGGAAAAACATGTAGTAATTTCCCTATCTGGAGGGATGGATTCCAGTACACTTCTGTTACGTTGTCTAAAAGAATATAACACGGTAACAGCAATTTCATTTGATTATGGACAAAAACATCGAGTTGAGCTTGAACGTGCTCAATCATTAGTAGATTATTTAAATGGTAATGTTGAAAAAACAGAACAAGATCAATTAGGCACAATTACAGTAATAGGAAAAAACTTTAATCCTATCAACTATCGCCAAATCAAATTAGACGGTTTAACAGATTTACTTAACTCTGCACTTGTAACAGGTGGAGATGAAGTACCTGAAGGACACTATGCTGAAGAAAACATGAAAGCAACAGTTGTCCCAAACCGAAACAAAATATTTGCCTCTATTGTACAAGCAGTTGCACTTTCAATTGCAGATAAAACAGGTGAACAATGCGATATTGCAATGGGAATACATGCAGGTGATCATGCAATTTATCCTGATTGTAGACAAGAATTTAGAGACGCAGATGACCATGCATTTAGAGTAGGTAATTGGGGATCTGAAAAAGTAGGTTATTTTACACCTTATCTTGAAGGAAATAAATTTACTATTTTACAAGATGGAGAAATGTTATGTGAAGAACTAGGTTTAGAATTTGATGAAGTATATTCAAGAACAAATACATCTTACAAACCAATCCATATAATATCCTCATCAGGAGATAATTGGTATTCAGATTATAAATCAGCAAGTTCAGTTGAACGTGTAGAAGCATTTATTAAGTTAGGACGCAAAGATCCTATAAGATATGCTGATAAAAAAGGTCCTGTAAGTTGGGAATATGTAGTAAATAAAGTAATAGAAGTACTTGAAAATTATGAAAAATAATTATATTAAAAGTTATGGCAAAGAAAAAAACAATTAAAGTTTGTACTGGCATAGGATTAGATCAGTTTACTCCTGAATATATCACTATTGAATTAGATAATGATGTAAAACCAAAACAATCTAAAAAATCAAAGAAAAATGGCAAAATTTAACTCAACAAAATTATTTGACGGATATTCAACATGTTTCCGTCAATGGAGAGCAGAAGACACTCATTGTAAATTTTTACATGGATATGCAGTGTCATTTAGAGTATGGTTCAAAGGTGAATTAGACGAGCGTAATTGGGTATGGGACTTTGGAGGTATGAAACGTGCTAAAGGAACTATTGGTGGTATGAATCCTAAAGCATGGATGGATCACATGTTTGATCATACTACAATTATAGCAGAAGATGATCCATATTTGGAACAATTTAAAGAAATGCATAGTAATGGTCTTATTCAATTACGAATTATACCTGCTACTGGAGCCGAACAATTTGCAAAGTATTTATATTCAAAATTAAATACATTTTTAGTAGAAGAAACTAATGGTCGAGTACAAGTAGCAAAAGTAGAAGTATATGAAAACGAACGAAATTCAGCAAGTTATGGAGAATAGTTATTACACGACAACCACCACTTTTGGTGATATTAAATTTACATATACAATAACAAAATAGCGACTTTAGCATATTTTTTCCATATGTATAATCATGGATCGCACCAAAATATATTATCTACATTATGGAGACAACATACCAATTTATGTAAGAAAGACCGTAAGAATTAAAGGTAGAATAGGAGCCCATAGAGCTAAATTTGGTCAAAATATAATTCTAGAAGTTATAGATGATATATTAACATCCGAATGGAAATTTTGGGAAAACTATTGGATAGAACAGTTTAAACAATGGGGTTTTAAACTAGAAAATAAAAATAATGGTGGGGGTGGAATGACTCATTTTATTTCTTCCCCTGAACGTGGATTAAAGATTAGCATGGCTAACAAAGGAAAAACCAAATCACATAAAGGAAAATCATTTACCGAAGAACATAAACAAAAAATCAAAGCAACACGAAACTTCCTTAAATTTAGACAAAATATATGGCAATTACTCCCAGTAGCTCAATATGATTTAAATGGAAATTTTATAAGATACTTTGATTCCCAAAAAGAAGCCACTATATTTATAGAAGCTAAAGGAGATGGTGTTGGTATGTGCTGTAGAGGAAAACAAAAATCTGCTTATGGTTATATATGGAAATTTAAAAACAAATAAAAATTAAATAAAATGAAAGAAATACTCTATTTCTCAAGCACATGGTGCCAACCATGTAAAAATTTTAAACCGATTATGGAACGTGTAGGACAAACAATCCCCGTTGCATTTATTGATGTAGATGCAAATCCTAGTATGACCGCAGCTTATGGTATAAAAAGTGTTCCTACGCTTGTATTTTTAAAAGACGGGCAAGTTGCTCAAAAACAATCTGGAGTTTTATCTGAATCACAAGTAAAAGATTTATGGAATCAAAATTAGGGTAAAAGACAGAAAAGATGCATATGTATAATAAACAAATATGCATCATATGAAAACTTGTAACAAATGTAAAGAAACCCTAGAATACGATAAATTTGCTAAAAATCGTACCAAAAAAGATGGATATGAAAATTACTGCAAATCTTGCAAAAATACATACAATAAATCTAATTACGGAGATAAATTTACAAAGTTGTATTTAAAAAAAGGAGGTTATGGTATTTACAAAATGGTTAATTTAGAGACTGGAGAATATTATATTGGAAAAGGATGGTTAAATGAAAGAAAAGTTGATCATTTTACTAAACTTAAATCTGGTAAACATTCAAATCCATACCTACAAAAATCTTATCTCTCTTCCCTACAATTTGAATTCCAGGTTATAGAAAAATGTGAACCTGAATTTGGAAGTTTAAAGGAAAGAACGTACATTATAGAAGCATTTTTAAAAGAAGAAAATAAATTATTAAATCAACACGTTACATTAAGATGGGACAAATTCCAAGAATGACCGAAGCCGAAAAGGCAAAAACACAAGCAATTATTGAACTTTACCGTTGCGTACAATCTGAAGGGAGTAGATTTGGTCGACCTACTATAGCAGTTCGTACAACAGGCTGTACTCACCGTTGTTATTTTGGTGAAGGGGGATGGTGCGATTCTTTCTACACTTCCATTCACCCAGAGAAAGCTCAATTTAGCTTTAACGATATTATTAAAATATACGATGAAAACCCCCATATTAAGGAGATGATGCTTACCGGCGGAAGTCCTACAATGTGGCCCAAACTTGTAAACGAATTGACACATTTTGCAAATGAAAGAAAAATTTTTATCACTATTGAAACGGAAGGTTCACATTTTCTCGAAACCGATTACCCTATTAACCTTATTTCATTATCTCCTAAATTTAGTAATAGCATTCCTGTTGTGGGCAAACTTACGCCTGCTGGGGCTGTTGTAGACCAAAAAATGATTGATCAACATAATAAATTTAGATTAAAACATAATGCTATAGAGCAAACATTAAAATACCATTCAGATTATCATTACAAACCAGTATGGGATGGTACCAAAGAAAATTTAAATGAAATTGAAATATTTAGGGCATCACATAAAATCCCAAAAGATAAAACCTATATTATGCCAGCAGGAGACACAAGAGAGGAATTAATTAAAATGTATCCACTTGTATTTGAAATGTGTGCTGAAAAAGGATATAATATGACAGGACGTGACCACATCATTGCTTTCGACACAAGACGCATGGTCTGATTACAATCTCGTATAAGGAGTTTGATTTTGCAATATGTATAATAAAACAACATATGGCTAAACATACTTATACTTGTGGTTATTGTAAAAATGACTTTACTAGAAATTACATAATATCTAAACCAAGAAATGGGGCTGAAAAACATAAAACATACTGTTCAAAAGAATGTAGAGTAAATGAACGAGCAAAAGAAAGAACATATAAAGAATGTTTAAATTGTAAAACCCTATATTATTACCATAAAAGTCTAGAAAATAAATTTTGTTCTAATTTATGTAAAGGAGAATGGTATGTTAATCATTCAAAAGATCTTGGTTTAGCAGAGCGAGCCTCCCATATGAGAAAAAGTTGGAGTGAAGAATCTTGGAAAAAAGGTTTGGAAACTCGAAAGAAAAATGGTAATATTATAGAAAATTATAGCTGGAAACAATATTGGAAACGATGTGATTATTTAACACAAAAAATTCGAAAGCAAATGCTTGAAATTTGGGATGGATATGATTACATAGATGGAGAATATATAAAAGATAATTTAAAATTCCATTACAGTGACAAAAACTACCCTACATTAGACCATGTTAAACCTAGATCACAATGTTTTAAAGAAGGACTTTCCCCATATGAAGCAACCACATCAGAAAATTTAAAATGGACTAAACGAGTAAACAATAGTAAAAAACATAATAAATAAATGTAATGGAAAAACTTCATATTACCTGGGAAGAAATAGAAGAGCTAGTTGATCTTTTAGCCAAACAAATAGCTAACTCAGAAAAACAAATTGATTATATATTTGGATTACAACGTGGAGGACTTATTCCAGCGGTTTTACTTTCACATAAGTTAGGTATTCCAATGACAAAAGATCCAACTTTACCTCATGTTTTAGTAGTAGATGATATTTGTGATAGTGGGGAAACATTCCATGAATTTTCCCTTACATATCCAAATTCAATATTTGCCTGCTTACATTTTAAACCTTACACATCTTCTTTTACTCCAGACTTTGCAACAAATAAATTCTTTTCAGATGCTTGGATTGTTTATCCATGGGAAAAAATAGATTCAAAAACAATTCAAGATTATAAAATCTAAATATTTTAAAAAAAAGTTTATATTTTTATTATATATTATAAAAGTTAATATATTTATAATAAAACTAAATTTTTAATAATATGGCCCAGCAAAGTAAATCTACTCTCCAATCAGCTATTAATACTTTATTAGCTGATAATATATCACAAGCTATCTCTGCAGCAGATGTAAGAGATAACCTAATTAATATAACTGATAGTCTCTTGTTTAATACAGGATCTTCTCAATCAATTACTGGGTCTTTAATAGTTACTGCAGGAATTACCGGTTCATTGCAAGGAACAGCAACAACTGCTTCATATGTAACATTAGCTCAAACCGCTTCATATGTAGAAAATGCTCAAACCGCTTCATATGTAGAAAATGCTCAAACGGCTTCATATGTAACATTAGCTCAAACTGCCTCATATATAACAACTGCTCAAACTGCCTCATTTGTAACAGCATCTAATGTTTATGGACCATATGGTTCAAATAGTGTTATATCTTCTTCTCATTCTATTACTGCTTCAACTGCTAATACTATAAGAGTTAATAATATTAGTGGAACTGCTATTATTTACCCAACATTAGCTATTAATGCTGGAAGTAATCAATCAATAAATGTAAAGACATCTAATCTAAACTTTAATCTAACAAATGACCAATTATTTGCCACTTCAATTTCAAGTTCATTTACTGGTTCACTTTTAGGTACTGCCGCTACAGCTTCATATGTTAATCCACTCACACAAGATGTAATAATCACAGGATCTATACTTGCATCTGGGTCTATAGGTGGTATTGACACATTAGGTACAATTGGTGGGGGCAAACCGGTTTTATTT